TTACTTATTCATCAAAACTTGAATCAGTCTTTCTTTCTCACTAAGCAATTGCTTAAGATGTTCTATCTCCTTATTCTGATCTGCCATGATACCAGCAGTGGCATTACCATATACAGAAGCGGCACTTCCATCACCGTTTACAATTGATTGATTTAATTGACAGTCATCATCAAACCAATATGTGATAGGAACTTTAAAGATATTAGAGAATTCTATAATTTGATCAGAGTCAAATTTAGTAGCATTATAATATTGATACACACGCTGCTCTGATTTACCTATCATTTCTCCAAACTCCTTTGCATTAATACCTTTTCTCTTTAGAATTTTCTTTAATTTATTTCCTATTATTTCACTCATAATCAGAGTATTAAAAATTAAAACTAAAATAATGCAAAAGTTTAACTATAAAATAACTATAGTTTATCTATAATATTTTTATATTTGCATTATAAATCTATGAATAAATAATCAATATTAAATATATTATGGAAGAAAAAAAGAAGAAAAAAACAACTGACGGCATGGCATTGCGTACTTATTTGCGTAGTCTGCCAGTATGTGAAGCTCCTGAAATGGCTAAAAAGTTAGCTGAAGAATGCAAGGTTCCCATTTACACATTTAATAATTGGCGCAGCGGGTTGGTTCGAATCCCTGAACTGGCAAAAGATAAGATAGAAGAAATAGCAGGAGTAACAATTTTTAATAGACAATGACACATACACATTTCACGCTACACAACAAGGTTCTTGCATATCTTGTCGAGATAGTGCACGAAGAGGCGGTTCCGGTGAATGTCGAAATCGGTTCCAGACATGTAGATGCCAATGGCGATACGCAAGTGGATGTATTGCTGGAGTATGAAGAGCCGGACAAGGAGTGTGTCAATGAAGCGATGACCAGGGCTATCAATGCCATGGTCATAATGAATCAGTAAAGATAGGTTGATGATGACAGTTGTTTTTTTATGGATATCGCTGATTGTGATAGTGGCAGTCTTGATACTATGTGTCTGGGCAATGCGGAGGGCATCCGACTTTCACCTATGCCTCTTTCTCTTCGATGCCATTGTGTTGGTGATAAATATCGGAGTGGTGTTTTTTGCAATCTGGTGGCTATATAATATGCGGTAATATGAGAGATTTGAAAATGACAGATTTCCCGACATATCCTTGGGAGACCCTTGACGTATATCAAGAAAACAGTTACTGTTACAATATCCGTCCTGGCCAACATGTCGTTGGAGATTTATTCGATGATTCCAAAACGAAGTTAGTATCATACAACAGAAAATCACATGTGCAGATAATCTGTGTATGCGACCCCTACAAGCCGCCTTTCTATGCGCGTGAATGTATGTATGGTGTATATTCGGCGTGGAAAGAAATCGGAGAGGACATCTTTAACTTGGAGCTGGCGGGATATTCTACCAAGCAAAAATTTCCACCCCTATGTACATCCCACCATTATTTTTGAATATTATGGAAAATGAATCATTTGAAAGGGCCAAAGCCATTAAGGAAGAGATTGAAGAGTGTAATTCTCTTCTTGAGTCAATTCTAAAAAGCAGCAGGGAATGCTGTGTGTATCGCGATGCCGATAGGGGTACTCGTGACCTTGTTGTTATCCCCCTTCCCAAGTATTGTACCCAGTACATTATTGATGGACTTTACGTGAGAAAGTGCCGGATGGAGCAGGAATTTAAAGAGTTATAACAATCTAATAACAAGAATCATGGTTACTAAAACAACATTCAAAAAGAAGTTTCCGGACGTTAAGGTGCAGAAGCTACAGACCAGCGTTGTCTTTAGCAGGCAGCAGGTGGAAGAAACCGTATTGAAGATGTGCGATTCTCTCGATACCGGACTGCTTTATTACAATTATTCCAACAGATGGATAACCGTTTATACCTCCGAGAAAATGAAAAAGGCATTGGACTCGATGAAACCGGGTTCAGAGGTATTTCACGAACATTATGGTGTTTATGGCAAGGTGATGAGCGATAAGCCATTTGCCATTTGTGGAGAATTGTGTATTAGGGTTGACTTCGGGGGAATGCCTGAAAATGGAGTATATAGCTGTGTATGTTTTGTAATATAAAAAAATAATAATAGTATGGCATGTAATTGTAGAGAACAGATAACGAAAATGGTTCGTGAACAGTTGGGCGATCCATTGGCGAATATTCGTGGTGTGATATGTTTTGGCAAGGATGGTGTTGTCTATTTCAAGCCGACGGTTGCTATCACATATCGGAAAAAGAAAAAGGATGGCAGTTTTTGTAAGGCGCAAAGTGAGATGGAACTTTCATACGAATACTGCCCGTTTTGCGGACGTAAATTTGAGGAAGACAAAGAATTTAAAAAGGAGGACAAACAATGAAGAAAGGTCAGAAGGTGCGCATCCTGCGTACCAATCAAGTAGCGACAATCGTCGAAGTGGAGTTGATTCGTAAAGGTGGCAAGGTACACCGGTACTGCCATCTGAAGGTAGATAAAAAGCCGGACTTATGGCTGGACTCTTCAGAACTGGGTGGATTGGTAGAAAGGTGCCGGATTACTTTCCATGATGACAGAGGGCAGGAATTATACTTCGATGTGGAGCGTGATTATGGTAAGGAGAATTTGAGCATGACATTGACCGGACGTCCAGAAAACCTCAAGGAGCGTCACGGAATCAATATAGTGATGGCCGAAATGTTCCTCGATGGTTTTAAGGCACACCAATCTCATTCTTGATAATCACCACAACATATGACGGAAGAAAATCTTACACCATATATCCCTATCGGAACTTTATTCAAATACCTGCTCAAGGATTACCGTAGGGAGCGACAGCGCACCATTCATATGGAGGCCCAAGTCAGAAGTCTGTTAAAGCGAAACGCCTATCTTGAGCAGGAAATAGGCAAAGTAAAGCAAAGACTGCTGAAGAAGGTGGAAAAGAGTGAGAAACAGATTGATTACTCGCAGGAAATCAGCCGGCTGCACCAAGCTGTTTCCTGCCGGAACAACACGATAGAGCAGCTCAGGAATGAGAATGCCCGACTGAAAAATGAACTCGATACGTATTTGCTGTTTCTCGGTAAGATTTAAGTCCTACCATCCGAACCCGGAAACAGTGTAATTCGTAGCGGCAATATACAGAACTATGTACTTTACTCAAGACGATATAAAACGAATCAAGGAGGCTTCCAAAGGCAGGCTCCTCGATGTTATCGGTGACTTCCACGAACTGCGCAAACGGGGGGCCGAATATAAATGCGAATGCCCTAAATGCCATGGACAGGAGAAGTTGCATATCTCTCCGGCCAAACAGATTTTCAAATGCTTCAGTTGCCCGGATATAAAAGGCAAGGAACCGCTGGACTATCTGCAGAGGGCAGAAGACATGCAATTCCTGGAGGCATGCGATTACCTGGCGCGCAAATTCAATGTATTGCTCGACCCGAAGCCGGAGAAAAAGGCTCCCAAAGCCGCCAAAATGAAAAAACGGAGCAAGGAGGCCAAGGGAGAAAACGTAGATACATTCTGCGCCCGTATGCTTGCCGGCAGCGGGCTGACCTATCAGGACGTGACGGCACATATCTTCAAGAAGGGAGATACACAGAGCATTTTCGAGACGAAAACTTTCCGTCCGGGAACCGTTGACGAATACGGCAATATCGTTGATGGGGATGATGTCATCATCGAATATTACGACCTGGACGGCATGCCGGTCACTTATACCCGTAAACTGCCGGGGCGTGGCAAGCAGGAGCTCAAAGTGTATTACCGTGTCCGCTGGCAGTTCCCGGACGAACACCGGGACAAGGAAGGGAAACCGTTCAAGTACAAGTCTCCTGCCGGCAGCGGTACGCCCATATACATCCCGGAACGCATGAGGCAGATGTACAAGAGGAAAGAGCAGTTCCCAAGACTCTACATCCAGGAAGGAGAAAAGAAAGCGGAAAAGGCATGCAAGCACGGTATCCCCTCCATAGCGGTCAGCGGCATCCAGAACCTGGGACAGAAAGGGGCGTTGCCGGAAGACCTTGTCAAGATAATCACTGTCTGCGGGGTCAAGGAAGTGGCTTTCATTTTTGATGCGGACTGGAATGACCTATCCAATAATATAAAGTTTAATACCCCCGTCGATACACGCCCCCGGTGTTTTTTCTCCGCTGCCCGCAACTTCAAGGAGTATATGCGTATGCTGAAGAACCGCGGCATCATGGTGGAAATATTCATTGGCCACATCAACAAGAACGATGAAGGCGACAAGGGAGTGGACGACCTTTTGACCGATAAGCTGGTCGGCCATGAAGAGGAACTGGCCGAAGACCTGGAATTTGCCTGCAATGAAAAATCCGGAATGGGAAAGTATGTGGAAGTGTTCAAAATCACCACATGGAATGACCAAAGGCTGCGGGAATTATGGAACCTGCACAGCCATGAGAAATTTGCCGAGCAGCACCGCGAGGTCCTGCAGGAGCTTCCGGAATTTATCTTTGGCCGCTATGCCTGGAAGTTTGACGAGAACGGCAAACTGGTATCCGCCCTACCCTATGATGAGGATGAGAAGTTCTGGAATGAGGACTACAAGGAAACGAACGGTAACAGGGTGCCGGTGTTTGAGTACGACTATGTGGCCGCCAAGACCTTTTTCCAGAACCGGGGTATCGGCCGTTACCGCCTGCTCGATACCAAACTCTGGACGTATATCCATCTGGAACCGCCGGTAGTCCGTACCATTGACGTGGAAGACGCACGCGATTTCATGTTCGCCTTTGCCGAACAGAACTGCAGCCGCTTCGTCAACAACCAGCTGCTCAAGGGAGGCTCGCAGTATGTCGGACCGTTCCAGATGTCAAGGCTCGCCTTCATCCAGCCGAACTTCATCTCCCCGTCCCGTGACGAGCAATATTTCTATTTCCGTGACCGTTGCTGGCACATCACCCAGCATGAGGTCAAGGAAGTGGGATATGAAAGCATCACCCACCAGATATGGGATGAACAACGGAAGAACACCGATGCCAGGTACCTCGGCCACCCCCTCATTATATTCAGGGAGAAGGACGGCAGGTATGACTACGAACTCTCTCCGGAAGGCAGGAAATGCCACTATCTCCAGTTCCTTATCAATACCAGCAATTTCACCTGGAGAAAGAGGCCGGAAGAGATTGAGGAGAGTGAAATCTTTGAAAACAATCTTCATCTGCTTTCTAAGATGTGCGCCATCGGCTACATGCTGATGGAATGCAAGGACGCGAACGTGACACGTGCCGTTATCGGCATGGACGGCAAGCAGTCGGAAGTCGGTGACAGCAACGGACGCAGCGGCAAGTCACTTGTCGGTGAGCTGATGCGCCAGGTTGTCGATACAGTCTATATATCCGGGAAACGGACGGACATCTTCAACGACAGCTTTATCTGGAATGACATCGACGAACGGACACGCCTGGTATTCATCGACGATGTCATGCTGAACTTCAACTTCGAGTTTCTGTTCCCCAATCTCACCGGGGACTGGACCGTGAACAAAAAGGGTGGCGCACGTATCACTTATCCGTTCGCCAAATCGCCGAAAGTATATATTCCTACGAACCACGCCATCCGCGGTACCGGCTCCAGCTATACCGACAGGCAATGGCTGATAGCCTTCTCCGATTTTTATAATGACAAGCACAAGCCCATGGATGATTTCGGGGTACTGTTCTTTTCCGAATGGGACTTCACCCAGTGGAACCTGACCTGGAACATGCTGGCCAACTGCATACAGCTCTATCTTAAATTCGGGGTCGTGCAGGCACCGGGCGAACGCCTGCAGCAGCGTAAGCTAAGGCAGGAGATTGGCGAGACCATCATATCCTGGGCGGACGAATACTTCAGCAGCGAGGAGCACTGTCACCGTACCCCACGCAAGGAGATTTATGATAATTTCCGAAACTATGATCCGCAACAAAGCAAATACATCAGTACCACTGCCTTCAAGGAAAAGATAAAAAAATACTGCGAATGGAAAGGCTGGGTGTTCAATCCGCACAAGTATGATGCCAAAAGCGGTCTGCCTCTCTTCCTGGACAAGGACGGGAAACCGGTCATAGATGACAAGTCCGGAGGAGTGGAGTATTTCACCATAGGCAAGACAGCCGGAGAGCAGACGCCCCAAAGTGACCCGCATGAACTACCGGTTGGCAATCCGGACAACAAACTTGCATTCTGATGGGCGAGACACATTCCAGTATCATGACCAGGCTTATCCCACTCTACGAGATGGCGCCCGAACGTTTCATGGCGTTCTATGATGCGGTGTATCTGATGTGTGTCGATTTGCCGGAAGGCTGCCGGTTCCGTATTTCAGACCGCTGCCGGGAAAAGGATCTGGAACTGTTCCGGGACATCGTGAAGACTCTCATTGCGGAACAGCCTTATGACAAGTATGCAGGACAATTGGAACTGTCGGATGATATGGAGTATGTGCGGCGGACAACCGGCTTTAAACCTTCCGGGAACCGCTTCATCCCGAAATGGAGAAAGGGATAGAATATGCCAATTTATTACGATGTAAAGATACATATTTTCAACGAATTACGCAAACAATCATGCTGAAAAAAGAGCACAAAATATTGGTGGTCGTTTCTCCGGAACCGGCTGAACGCAAGAGACTGTTGAGCCGCCTGGCAGTACGGCTCGGCTTCGCCCTTATCCCTTCGGATGCGGCGAAAATCATATCGACCGACATCTATGGCATAGACCTGGCCACGGCCTATTTCGTTTTTTGCAGCAACTACAATTTCCGTGGAGCCGTACTCACTAACCAGCGCTTGTATGAAATGGCGGCGCGGGGCTTGTGTGTGGCTGTGGGAGTCCGTTCCATTCCCCGTGAATATGAATTCATCTGCAAGGTGTTCTATCCGGAAGATTTTCCGTGATGACATTCCCGGAAAACACAATGCGGAGTATTCTTGAAAGTGTATATTAGGTATTTGTCTGCATCCGGCTGTGCGTGAGTACAGCCGGATGCAGTTTTTTCTTCTGCCCCTTCCCCCCTCCCCCCAACCCGTCATAATAACGATTCGGACAAACGTGCATGGAAGTGGCAGCAGACATGAGAATTCCCGGAGGGGGTATATTATTCTTTTTTTATTCTTCTTTTTAAAATTGGACTACCTTAAAAAACAGAGAAAAAATCGTGCATTCGTACGGATGTGCGAAATTAAGCATATATCAATCTGATATACAGATATTTACAAGCGTACAAATTCCGCACGAATCGTGCACGAATAGCGCACGAATTGTACTTTTCTTCAAAAAACGGCAAAAAGTACGCAAACGAAAGAATTAGTACGGTTTTGTACGCTTTTTGTACGATTATAAAAGCTTGATATTCAGCAATATACAAAACAAACCATGTACAAAAGTACTGTCGCACGATTTTTACGCTATATTCGTGCAAGGGCTTGGCTATATTACCGGTATTTTGTATATTTGTGTAAAAATCAATGTTTTAAATGACGAAAAAAGACCGATTTGTGTGTTGGCTCCCTTGCAAGCCTTATGTCAAGCAATTCCTGCTGTACAATTTCAATGCCCCGGACGACACTTGGACAGAAATAGTCAATCTGTCCCCGGACAAGGAGCTACAGAACGACTTCCTTTCCAGGCTTGCAAAACCCGGACGATACGAGAACAGATACCGGACCCTGGCACGATATACCGCCAACGTGGCGGTGGAGATACGCCGTGATGACTTCTACCGATACGGATGGGCGATGTCGAATACCGAAGTGGTGGCGTTCGGCAGCAAGGTGGAAAGACGGATCAAGCAGATGCTTTTCCTCTATCTCGACACCCATGTCAGTATCGGAATCCCACTCTCGACCGCCATCCGCAACTTTCAGAACAGCTTCGGCTTTGATGACGACACCTGGTCTTATGAGACTATCCGCAGGGAGTATAACCGGCATGGATATAGGAAAACGGTGGAGAATACCACGATTTTAGACTTTATTAACCGTATAATTTTGGGGAAGTTGTCCGAATTCGGGACAATTTCCCAGCAGGGAAAAATGGCTTATGAAAGCAATGCATTATGATTTTGAAAACGTCGGAGGATTGTTGCAGGTGATTGCCGTGCCTCCGGCCTCGTTCGTGCAAATCCGTAAGGACTATGCCGCCGGTCTGAACTATCTGGAACTCCGCAACCGGGAGGATATTGTTTCCATACCGGTATATGCCAATGACACCTATTCCTATAATGAGGACAAGGAGGTGAATGATGCGGGGGATTGCTGGAATGTGTCGGTCGAAGGGGTGATTCCAAAACTTTCCTCAGTGAATCATCATTTAATGGAGACGCTGGAGCGTGGCTTGTGGTATGTACTGGCAGTGGACGGCAACGGGGCGGTCCATTGGTGCGGGCAGGAGGACGCACTCATGCTGTTCGCCACAAACAAGACAAGCGGACGTTCCGTGTCGGAACGGAACGGCACCTCATTCACGTTCACCTGCATCCAGGATGAACCGACCGTCTATATTGAAAACATGGAGGAAATATAACCGTACAACGTCCTTTGCTGACACACAACACTCTTTCAGTCAAACATTTATATGTCCGCTGACGGTGCCCGATGTCCTTGGGTACCGTTTTTTTTGCGTTTTTCTTTGCGCAAAAATAAGTTTTATGAACGAGACAGTTATCACATTATTCGGAGCGATTGACCGTTACTGGTACAACAAAAACTATCTGAAATACTTCCTTGACAAGGCCAAAGGCCAGCCCGTACGCCTGAAGGTTTCCAGTTATGGCGGTGATGTGGCCGAAGCGGTTGCCATGTCCGCCCTGATGGCCGAGCACGGCAATGTGACGGTGGAGTTCATCAGCTTCAACGCTTCGGCGGCCACCATATTGGCGTTCGGCGCCAAGTCCATCGAGATGCACGAGGACGGCATGTGGCTGGCGCATAAATGCAGCCTGGGAGTGGACATCTGGGGCCAGCTCAATGCAGACCAGTTGGAGGACACCATCAAGGAACTGCAGAACAAGAAGAAGAGCGCGGAAGCCATTGACCTGATGATTGCACAGAAGTACATCAACCGTAGCGGCAAAAGCCTGAAGGAGATTATCACCCTGATGGAAGAGGAACGCTGGATGCCTGCCGCCGAAGCCAAGGAATGGGGATTCATAGACAGGATCATTCCCGGTACCCATAAAAAGCCGCAGGTGACCAATGAAATGACCGACTGCTTCACCGCGCTTGGTCTACCGTTGCCGGCTATCGATTCGGAGGAGAAGCCGGAACCGGAAGGCAAAAACTTGGTCTCCCAGATTATCGACGGTATCAAAGGGCTGTTCCCTACCGGCAACAAGACTGACATTTCTAATTCAAATACAGTTATGCGTAAAGAATTTACTTTCATCAATCAGATCCTCAACAGCGAAGGCATTGAGGAAAAAGACGGCAAGATGTTGCTTACCGTAGAGAATCTGCAGGCCATCAATGACGCCGTCAAGGCCGCCAACGAAGCGAAAGCCAAAGCGGAGAATGACCTGGCTGTCGCCAACACTGCCAAGGAGACCGCCGAAAACAGTCTGACGGCAGTCGTGAATGACCTTGACAGCCTGAGTGACAGCATCAAGAATGCCGCCGACAACAAGGCCAAGGTACAAGTTATCCGTGACATTGTCGCCAAGATACCCGGAACGGGTACCGACAGCCACCGGGAAGCGAACGAAGACAACAAGTTTGCGGACATCGCCACAGACCCGATCAACAGTTTTGAGAATGAGTAACACCTAAACTATTCTATTATGGATTTTAAAGCACCTATTGACATTACCGCCGTTCTGACCGCGGTAAAAAAGCACAAGGACATCCTGAAGGCGGTCGACAAGCTCGACGCCTCGGAGGTGTTGAGACATTTCACTCCGGTACCGGGCATTACCGACTCCCTTGAACTGGGCAAGGTGGAGGGCGGAAGCATCTCCGGCAAGTACACCGGCAAATTCACTGCCGGAAAGTATCTGGGCAAGATTGTTCCCCGACGTCTGGTTGTGCGTCCCGTTGTAATGGAGATGTCCGACGAGCCTGAGCGCTACCGACGTACCTACATCGCCGAGGTTCCAGGTACACTCCGCAAGGAACACCCGTTCGAGCTGTGGCTGATCAACCACGGGCACGAACTGGCATCCAATGACCTGCTGTTTGCCATTTTCACGGCAAAATACAGTGCGGATGAAGAAAAGACAGACATTCAGGACTCTTTCGACGGTATCGGTACCATCGTTACTGAAGGCGAGGCTGTCGGGGACATCTCCAGTGCCGAGGGAAACGTTTATGCGACCGGTGAACTGTCCCGCGCCGATATCGGGGAGAAGCTGCTGGAAATGTGGCGCCACATGCCGCGTACCTTCAAGCGCAAGAAGAACATCAAGATGTTCATTTCCGACGATCTGGGAGACATGTACGATGACTGGCGCAAGGACGAAGGCACCATTGTCATCGGACTCAAGGAGGACACTTCCGACACGCAGCACCTACTTGGTTCCAACAACCGCTGCGAGCTGGTGCGTGTTCCGAACCTTCCCGACGGCAGCCAGTTCGTCATGCTGACCACCAAGGAGAACGTATGCTACGGCTTTGACAAGGAGAGCGACTTCAAGTCCATCAAGCCGTTCATGTCCGGCAACCCCTATACCTTCGACGCTGCGGGCAAGTATCTGATCGGCTTCCAGTTCGTGTCTGTGCACAAGTCCGAGTTCTGCGTCAACGATCGTCCGGTGGACCCGGAAGGAACCAATCCGTTCGGATACATTGAAGTGACCATTACGCCGGATGAAGCGGTCAACAACGGAGGCAAATGGCGCATCCAGGGCGAGGAAGCCTGGCGTGAGTCCGGTACATATGTGGCAGTTCCCGGTGGAAAGGAATATACTGTCGAGTTCCTGGAAGCTGCCGGATACACCACTCCTGCCGTGCAGAAGAAGACGCCCGCTGCAGGCAAAGTGGAGAAGGTGACGGGCACCTATGTTGTTAAATCCGAATAAACCCTACGACTATGGCAGAAGTAGACCCTAAATTATGTATTGCCCTTGATGACATCAACGAGGCAATGGACTGCGAGAACCAGGACAACATGGGCGGTATCATACCGTCCGTCATCTTCGGTTATCATGCGGATGTGGCCACATGGCCGGACTACCCGAAAAAGACGGAATCCCCTCTTTCTCTTGAAGAAGCCGGTACATTGGTTGGCGACCTGGTCATGAAGGAAAACTGTCGTGCATACAAGATGGATTTCACCGACGAGCTGGCCGAGTTCAAGATTACCGACCAGGGAGAAAGCGGCGGGGAATCGTTCCTGATGGACCTGAATATCATTTCGGCCAAAATGCGGAAGAAGATATTCGGTTTTGAGAATGCGACCAAAGGGCGCAAGATGTTCTTTATCGTGACCGACAACAACGGCACGAACTACCTGATGGGTGACAAGCGGCGCGGCGCGCTCCGTGCGTCGGGTGATGGTGCCACTACCGGAGCAAGCTCCACTGCCCGCAACCAGAACACCCTCCACTACACCTTTACTGCACCGCGCAAATGTGTGTATGAGGGAGACACGGAGGACATCCTGACTGTAAAAGCCGCATCAGAAGATCCATAAGACTTTTTTGTTCATGATTGGTTGTTCATGTCCGTCTCTCGCTCTCACGCAGGGGCGGACATTTTGTTTTGTCCTATTCCGGCAACAAAAATCGCAATAGCTTTGCGTATCATCAAAAAACAACGTACATACAATGTCAAAGATTACACAGAACTACATTGAGGCGCGCAGGGACGGCATCAAGTGGCTGAACTCGCAGAAACGTGATTACAGCACCGGTGTGAATATCCTGACCCGTTCTGGATATAAGGGGTTTGTCGCCGCACGTCTGGCACGCCAGGGCGAAAAGCCGCATACCCGCGAGAAGCTGGAATACGAGATCCGGCAGATGATCAAGGTGTGGTACCATCCGGATGATCCGCGCTTTGAGGATGTGGACCTGGCAGATGATGCAATGCCGGGCAATGACGGGCGTTCCGAGACGGTTCCCGAAGAGACGGCTGCCGCCATTGTCGCCGTTGCGGAGAGGGAATTGGCGCGTGAGGCGGACGAACAGCCCGCCTATCCTCCGGTGATGGCCAAAATCATCTATGATTTCCGGGAATGCTACAACGAACGTTCACTCCAGCACCGGATGCTTGCCGGACTGGGTGAGACAAACACGCAGGCTGTATGCACGCAGCGCAAGGATATTGTCGCCCGTATAGCCTTTCTCTCCAACCGCATGACACTGCTGGCTGCCATCAAAAGGCAGTTCGAGCAGGACAGGGAACTGCCGACTGAAGAACAGCTGGACGAACTCTACAAAAAAACGGATACCCCCGAAGAAAATCCGGAAAAGGAAGAGGACGAGACCGACATCAGTTCCCTATCCGTGGAAGAACTGAAGAAAGCGAAATCCAATGCCAAGAGCAAGATTACCAAGGCAAGGAACATGCTGCTGTACTCTTCGGAAAGCAAGCCCAAGGACGGCAAGGAGAATCCCCTTCCCGACTGCCCCAAACGCGTGAAATACGAGAAGAAGGTGGCTGTCCAGGAAGCACTGGTGGAAAGGATAGAATATCGTTTGGCAGAACTGCAATAGGTTAGGTTATGCTGGTCTGTTGCAGCGAGATTGAGAATAAGATGATGCCGGTGGATGATGCAGTAAGTCCTATGCAGGGAGACCGATACCCGACAGGCTACATCCACCGAACGGATGCGGCAGCCTCCGGCCACGACCTGGCTGCGGAGAAGCTGCTGCATCCGGACGCCATGGGGGTGCTGGTACCCGGCAGGGACAAGCATTTCTACTCTTCAGGGGCGTTCAACCTGATACAGTTGATTTTCTATATTCTTAAACAGACAGGGCCGGCACACCTGCTGCTTACCACCTATTCCATCTCCATGGACAGCATTGCGGCGATCCACCGGAAAGTGGAAACGGGCGAGCTGTTGTCAGTGCGGTTCCTGATAGACAACCGGGTACGCAGCATATCACCCAAACCGTTCGATTATCTGGTGACCACGTTCCCGGACTGCTACCGTTGCCTCGCGCTTCATGCGAAGGTGGCGCTGCTGTATAACGAGGACTGGAAGATTACCGTAGTGGGCAGCCAGAACGCCACGCACAACCCGAAGCTGGAACGTGGAATCATCCATACCGGCAGAGATATTTTTGATTTTGACTTTAAAATGCTGAATGATGAATTTGACTCAGGAACAACGTGAGGAGATAGAGAAGATGGCCTATCGTTTGATCCCTCCGGGGCTGATAGCCATCAATATAGGTGCCGATGAGACGGACTTTCTCGCGGAACTCCGCACACCGGGCACCGAAGTCCGGACCGCCTTCTACCGGGGGCATCTTCGCCAGACGGTTGAACTCCGGGAGTCACTCATCAAGTCGGCCGTCAATGGCAGCAACCCGGCACAGCAGGAGCTTATCAAGTTCATCAAATCGCAACAGCAGTATCTTGAGTATGAATAACAACCGTCTGACGGCATCCAAAAGCAAGGCCGCACTGGAGGAGCAATCCTACGACCTTATACAGCAGCACATCATCGACCCGGAGAACAGTCCGCTGCCGGAGCATCTGCGTGTGCAGTGCAACCGGGTGCTGCAGATAGCACGTCTTTTGGATGACTATCCGAACGAGAGCCACATCATCAACATCATGCTGGCAAAATACCGTATCTCGCGTACCCAGATAAGGAAGGACATCGCCCTGGCAAAAGAGCTGTTCAAGACACAGCACCAGTTCGACTGGGACTTCTGGTATGCCTGGATGATCAAGGACCAGATTCAGCTTATCCGGGATTGCAAGCTCAAAGGTGATCTCAAGCAATGGAACAACGCCAAGAAAGTGCTGCATCAGATGATTGGTGAGAAGCCGGCTTCCGTCGAGGACCCGCGACGCATGGAGAAGAACGTATTCTACATCCAGATCAACAGTATGGGGCAAAAGGTGGATATTCCCCTAAATGCCGTCCGCAACCTTTCCCAGGAAGAGCAGAAGGTTCTGGTGGATTCGATGTACACGCCTATCGACGACGCACAAGCTGAAGAAATAATGAACTCATAACAGATTACCCATGAAAAAATTGACAAACAAACGACTCATCTCTTACCTGGTTGACCATAAGCACATTGATATGGTATCGGTCAGCAAGACACAGATTGTCTGTACCGTATCCGCCAGGTTCAGGCCGGAAGAGGTGCCGCAGCTGCTGGCTGACACCGGGCAGGACATGCCCCGCATGACTTCCTCCGAAGGTGTGAACTACATTGTTTTCCCACGATATTGATACGGCAGGACAATGGACGAAAACGTCTGGGAAGAGGTCATACAGGTCAATCCGGCGCAGGCGGCATTCCTCGTGATGCCGTACAAGAACGGATATGTCATCTACTCGCGTGCCACGGGTAAATCATTCATTACCGGTGCCGTGATAGATGACAACATCCGGCTGATGCCACGCGGCATCACCACACTCACCCAGGCCACCATCGGGCAGGCGTTGACTAAAACCCTGCCTTCAGCGTTCAAGATGCTGGAGATGCTCGGTTATAAGCAGTGGGACCCGGTCAGCAAGACCGGTGACTATGTGGTGTGCCGCCGTCCCATCGAGGGATGGTACAAGCCATACGAGCACATCATGTCATTCGAGTACGGCATCAGCTTCAGCAACGGGCACATGCTTTATATACTCACCCAGGGCGGCAACAGCCGCGGTCCGAATGCGGACTACAACATCACCGATGAAGCGCTGACACTCGACAAGGAGAAGTTCGACCAGGAGGCGGCGCCGACCAACCGGGGTAATGAACACATCTTTGGCCGCAAGTCCGAGAATCCCGTTCTGAAGCATCACGGCAACACCTTCCTCTCCTCCATGCCTTACACGCCGGAGCAGAAGTGGCTGCTGGAGCCTGCCAAATACTACGAAGAAGAGCGCGGCATCCGGCTGTTTGATGTCTGGAATAAGATTGTGCGGTTACAGATGCAGCTCATTGATGCAAGGATTGCGAATGATGCGGGACTGTTCAAGGAGATCTGGAACGAGACCGTCCGTCTCAGGCAAAGTATCACGCCGTTCGTTTCACGTGACGGCACGCTCTTTATCCTTGGCTCCATCTTCGACAACATCGCCAATGTGGGCATGAACTATATCCTGAACCAGTACAAGGTGATGGATAAGCTTTCCTTCATGATAGAGATCCTGAACTTCATGGTGGATAAGATTGATAGCTGCTACTACCAGTTGGATGAACGCCATATCTATTACAATGCGACCAATGACGACTATATCCGTGACTTTGCCGAAGATCATAACTACAACTGGCAGCAGCTTGCCAATAACGATGACAGCCGGCGTGACCTGGACTGCAATCCCAACCAGCCGATAGAGCTGACACCCGACTGGGGTTCTGCTGCCTCATTCCTGGAAGTGGCGCAGGAGCGCAACTATGACTTCGTGACGAAGCTGCTGACCCGCGAGCCGGTGGACAACAACATCAACGAGTTCTTCGTCAAGCGTGATGAAGAGGATGACACCATGGTGAACGCGCTGATGGACAAGTTCTGTCACTACTACCGTAACCATATCAACAAACACCTGCATTATTACCGTGACCGTTACGGGGATGCACGCCGTGCCAACAACAAGAAGTCCTACAACGAGCTTGCCATCGAGCGTCTGGAGAAACATGGGTGGACGGTGGAACAGCACACCCATGCGGGCATGGAGCCACCGCAGCATGACAAGTACCTGCTCTGGGCTTCCATCCTGGCAGAGAAAGACGAACGGTTCCCGAAGAAGCGTTTCAACGGCTCGAAATGCAAATATACACTCATCTCCATGAACAACACGCGTGTCATCGAGGACCGCGAGGGGCGTTTTGCCAAGGATAAGCGCAGCGAGCGTAACCAGTCCATCCTTCCGGAAGAAGCCACCCACTTCGGTGATGCGGTGGATAAGCGTGTATGGACGAAGTACGGGCACCTGCTCAGGCAGGCATACGGATTCGTGGACGCACGTATCTGATTCACCTCATACACATACATCCGCAATCACAATCGCAATGCTTATGGCAGGACTCGCAACGTCCGCAATGGGAATCGCTGCACTTTAGGACAGAACGTCACATGCAGGACTGGCCGAGGGGCATCCTCCTTGTCATATTTCCTTGTTTCTTGCGCTTTTGGTTGCGTTTTTGGATAGGGCGCGGTCGGCAGAAACTTCCGTTTCTGTTTCCATTCGGATGGAAAGAGGGGTATTCTGTATTCATTATCAAAGAAGTATATTTCTTATAACATTCATTAACAAAGAGCACGGCGCGCGCAAAATCCGTACTGAAGGAACAGGCAGGCAAATCTATTTCCTCCAGTACGGATTTTGCGCGTCTCAGCGGTAAGTAGCGGCAGCTACTTGCGTTTGTCCGCATCCATGCAGGTAGACCCGGTCTTTTCCGTTTCAATAGCTAAGGTAGAGACCGTAGAGCGGTATAGTTTTCAACTATGCGTTTCAGGCTGTTTCCTTTTCTGATTGTCGCCCTTCATTTCTGTCCCCTATCACCACGCAGTTTCGCTTTTTTGTGCTGCAAAGGTAAATGTTGACGTCACTGGCTCAAGTTCGGGCTGGCGTTTCCGAAAAAATCTCCACCCTTCGGGTAGTATTCAGGCCGTTCCGGTTTTCTGAAAAACTTGCTCTTGCTCCTTACAACACCTTTTGATGCAGCGTAAAAAAGGCGAAACATACCGCGTAGCGACAGGCGACGCAGAAAAAAAAAGCTCCAATCAGGGAAACAGCCAAATTTGAAAAGGCTCACACCCGGAAGCTCAAGGTTCAACATAAAAATTGCAGCATTATGAAAACATTCACTTACAAACAAGCTATCGAGGTCTTGAACAAGTATTTCAAAGGGTACAGAATTTTAAAGAAATTTGACGGGATTAGGGAATTGAGCATTCTTTTTCGGGATATGAACGGGAAGAAGTGGGAATTGCTTTCAACGGCCGACCCGTACTTTCAGACGGTGGAGGATTATGTGATTATAGAGGCGTAATATTTTAATACATAACATATTAATATATAGAATCATGAAAAAGGAAAGAGACGAAAAGAAAGAACGTGAAGCACGTTTGCTGAAAAGGCAGCAGTTAAAAACATTGTCGCAGTCGTTGGTCGCTCGCAGAAATTTGGGCGAATATATGGGTAACGAGGATGACACGGTAAACGGTCTGTTGCGGTTTTACTATGCCTGCAAAGGGTACACCAACCTAAAGACTTTCAAGGAGTGGAAAGATGCTGGCTACACCGTCCGCAAGGGAGAAAAAGCCCTGCTTATATGGGGAATGCCCATCACATCGAAAGCGGAAAAGCAGTGCATTGAGGAACAGAAAAAGCAGGGTAAGGAAGAGGAAGCAAAAGAGGACTTTTTTCCTTTATGCTATCTCTTTGCCGAAAGCCAGGTACACAAGTTAGAGAAGTAGGTTAACCAACTATTTATAAATCATTAATTATTAACTTTTTAAATTTACAACAATGGAAAAAGAAGTAAAAACAATCGGTCAGGAAGTAACTAAAGCAGTAGAAACCATGAAAGAGGCAGGAAAGCAGGGAAAACAGCCCCAACAGCAACCGGAGAAAGAGGAAAAGCCAGATACACCCAAGAGTAAAGGGAAAAACCCCAAGAAGGACGAGGCTGCCAAATTGCAGGAGGAAATCAACCGCAAGACGAAAGAGCTGGAGAAATGTTTGGCCGAGCTGGAACGGAAGAAAGAAATTTCCCGTAACCGTACCGCATTCATCAACGCTATGGATAAGCTGGATGAAGCGGCAGGAAAGCTGCAAGAGGACAACTCTTTTGAAACGACCCTCTATAAATTGCGATTTACGGACGCTTCGGGCTATGGCAGTAATAGCGACATCTTTACCATTTCTAACCGTTATTTGCTGGCCGAGTTCATAAAGTTTATGAAGAAAAAAATACAATCAAAAATCGAAGAACTGGAGCAGCTTCTAATCAGTGAATAACAAACAGAATAGCCCACTTTCGGGTGGGCTACCTAATAAAAAACGGATATTATGAATACTTTATTTGATAGCCCATGCCGCTACATGAGCGACAGTGAACTTTTGTACGAAATCAGCAACAACAGACAGATTGTTTCGGACATCGAACGCAGCAACGAAGTGATAGACCTTGAAAAATTGTTTTCCTCTTTGACTCCTGGACGCAGGAGGGTAGCCGTGGCAGCCGTGGAGATATACAAGAGGCAACAGTCGCAGCAGGTGGAACGCAGGGAGATATTCGGGAGTGCAGACATATACAAACTGATGGGGCCGTTGATAGGAGATTTGCCGAATGAGGAGTTTTGGGTCATATCTCTCAATCAATCTGCCAAGCTCATCAAGAAAGTACGCATATCGGTAGGCGGCATAACCCAGACTTTAGCGGATATAAGGCTGATTATGCGTGTGCTGATTGATACGGGGGCTACTCAGTTTGCAGCGGTACATAACCATCCGAGTGGCAACATCCGACCGAGCAATGAGGACAAGAGGCTGACGGAGCAACTTAAAAAGGCGGCAGGGTTATTCAATATCACAATGATAGACCACGTGATTATAACGAATGGTGGATATTACAGTTTTGGCGATGAGGGGCTGATTTGACGGAGGGGTGCAGGGCGCACCCATTCCGTTTGCTCGCACGCTCGCAAACGGAATGGGGCCCGAAAAGCGGAATGGCTGGTCGTGTTACCGTTCCTTCAACCACGGAGGGGCTTTTTTTGTCCTATGAGAGCGGATGGTTGGGTTCTATCTTTGTGACAAAAAAAGAGATATGATACGCTTTTTCACAAGATTCGTCGCCACCTATGGGTATGATTCACCGAAGGAGTTCTTTCTTTCGGTGGCTCCGAGCTTCAAGTACAACCTGCAATTTCCGGCCATCTCCTTCAGCGCCGTCACTGCCGTAGTCAGCGAATGGATAGGCATTACACCGTTCCTGGCCATGGCCATGCTCGTCGCCATTGTCTCAGAGATGTGGACGGGCATCCGGGCAAGCAAGGTCCAGGGAATAGGATTTGAAAGCTTCCGTTTCTCACGCTGCATCATCAAGCTGTGTATCTGGCTGACTATCATCTATATCACCCACTCGTTCTATCTGGAGAGCAAGGCCGGAGCAGAAGAAAGCTTTGTCATGCTGCTGGCCACCCTATTCTTTTCCATTGTCAAGGTGTTCGTCATGACCTGGTTCTGCGTCGAGCACGTGACAAGCATACTGGAGAACCTGGCGGTCATCGACGGCAAGCCGAAAGATACGCTGATCAAGCAGGTGGGAATATTGTGGGTGACAGTCACGGATAAATTCAGAAGAAAGGCCGATGAGACGGAAGGTTAGCCATATGTTGCTTTGTGCGGTTATCGCATTTCTTTCCGGCTGGGCCGGCCACTGGCTGGGTTCCCGGAAACGGAGCATTGTCCATGTACCGGAAACGGTGGTCAGGCATGATACGATACGCTCTGCCATTCCGGAACCGGAGGTGATTGTCCGTGAGGTACCCACAGAAGTGGATACGGCGGCTATACTGGCCGACTATTTCTCGGAGAAGCATTATCTTGATACAATTATTGAACGCCCTTACCTGAAAGTGGAGCTGACCGACGTCATATCCCGCAATTCATTGCTTGACCGCACGGTAGTGGTGGACTACCGGCAACCGGTCGTCTGCAACAATGCTCTTGCCTTAGGTCTGGAAATTGGACGTTCCTGGCAAGTCTTGTCGGCAGAATATCGCCATAAGCAATGGGAGTTCAGAGCAGGATATGACTTGTACAACAGGTCACTGGTGTTGGGCATTTCTAAAAACCTTTGGCAATGGTAGTGGACGGCATACATGATGGAGTGGACTGCTTCATCTCGGAAATCGGGGAAATAAAAATCTCAGGAATCACAGATGAACAGTTGAATGTCCGTATTGAAACCGGAGGTACGGAGATTTTCAATGAGAGCTATTACGCTTTGAAAGGCAACGTGGTAATCCATGAGATAGGGGAAATGCTCCGCAGTCACTTCTCCCTGCATGACCCGAAAGGGATGTCAAACAATGTAGTCTCTTATTATCAGGCTCCATTGTCCATAACCGCTGTGTTTTCAGACAAGCAGGACACGGTCCGGAGGAGTTTCAATGCTTATTACAGCCGTTGTCGCACATCGGTATCCCCGTCAGACGTACTTTTTCTGACACATGAGAGCACAATCCGTACAGCCCATGATAGAATGGAATATCTAACCTTTACTGCCCATAAAGGCATGTCGGTGGACATGAGCATAGCCTACATGGATGCGGGAAAGGAAAAGTACAAGACAGTCAGTGAGCAAGTGGATGCCACTGCCGGTATGCTCGCTGTTTCTTTTTCACTTGATAAGATTGTACGTCGGTCCGGTATTGCCGTATCATCCATCACATATTATGATGTCCTATTGAAAAAAGATGGCACTGTAAAGGATAAGGTGAGATTTGTCAATGATGACCGACAGTATAGGAATGTCACCAATTTCATTTACCGAAACGCATTCGGTATGCCGGAGACAATGGCATTCACCGGACTGGTGGAATATTCCCCCGAACTTGAGGGTGATCCGGTAGAACTGTTACAGAGAACCGTCCGCACTTCATCCAAATACATTGACAGCCGTACGGTAAACAGCGGCTATCTGGACACCAGACAATACGGAAAGGTACTGGATCTGATAACAACTGATTCTTTGCAGCTGTATAATACGGAAACATCGACAGAAGTGGTGACCACTGACATTGATTTCTCTCACAAGCGTACCGGCAGCGAGAAAATCAATGTCTCACTTACATTCCGTCAGGCATCACGCCTGCATCTGGCTTTCGAGCGTACCGGTGACAATGGTATTTATGGGCGGATATTCGACAGAACATTTGACAATACATTTGAATGATATAACGATATGGAGACAATACGCAGAAACCTGGCTCTGGCCGACATGGACATCCGCACGGACGAACGCGGACGCCGGCGCATCTTTTCGATAAAGTTCGTCAGCAAGGAAGGCAAGGTCTATTTCATGCCCCAGGCCTACGCCTGCGGTGCAGGACGCATGAACATGAAGGAATACCAGCTCCGGGGCGTGCAGCCCTGCGACTGCAAAGGAAATCCGGAAGGACACCCCTACCCCGTGGATATTGACCTGATACTGGAGTATAACAAAAAGAAAATAATATTCTGATGAACATATTGTTTAATTCAAGCGGTATTCCCCTGCTGATGCAGTCCACGTACATATTCGGCGAAACGACGGGAACACCCCAGAACGAAATGAAGGAGCGTACCCGAATCCTGGCGCCATATGACTTGTCGAATGTTTCCTATATAGACATCGACGGAGTGAAGGTGCGTCCATGGGGAGATGAGAATGATTTCCCCCAGAAGGCGGCTGAAGAGATAGGAAACACCAGCGTGCTCAATACGGGCCTGAAGTTTCTTCGTAACCTGACACTTGGGCAAGGCATATATCCTTGTACGGTGAACGGTTACGACAATGATGGTAACGAGATACTGAAGCCCGTTACCGATAGCCGGGTACAGACTTTTATTGCTTCCCGGAATGTGAGGCGTTACATGGAGAAGGTGCTTCGGGATTACCTGAAGTTCGGCAACGGTGCCGTCCAGTTTGTGCCGTCGGCTGCCGGCAATTCTTTTGCAGGGGTCAATCCGGTCAATGCGCTTTACCGCCGCTATTCCGAAGTGGACGAATATGGTGCCTGCAAGTGCATCATTTCCGGATATTGGCCGCAACGTCCGGACAAGGGCCAATACACCAGGCTGGATGTGCTCTCCGAATACGACCCGCAGATGCATGCCGAGGTGTTGAAGTTTGCCGGAAAGGTGAAGGACGGTTTCATCATGCCGGTACGCGACAGCTGGAGCAACGACGACCTTTACGGCATGCCCATCTGGTGGCCCGCCTACGTTTGTGGATGGGTGGAGATAGCCCATCTTATCCCCCATTTCCTCAAGAAAGCCTACAAGAACCAGATAACCTGGAAGTGGCATGTACAGATACCGTATTCCTACTGGGAGAAGAAATACCCGTCTAAGGACTATTCTGCCAAGGAACGTGAGGCGGCCATACAGAAGTACATGGATTCTGTGGAGCAGAACCTTTGCGGACCGGACAATGCGGAGAAGCCCATCTTCTCTCATTATGCCGTGAACGAGATGAACGGCAGGATTGAGGAGGAGTGGAAAATCAAGCCGCTGGAGAACAAATACCAGGGCAGTGACAATCTTCCGGTGTCGGCAGCCGCCAACTCGGAAATTCTGTTTGCATTGATGGTGAATCCGAATGTGCTCGGTGCAGGTATGCCCGGTGGCACCTATGCCGGCAACCAGGGCGGTTCCAATATCCGTGAGGCTTTCCTTGTGAACATTGCCAACGCGTGGATTGACCGGCAGAATATCCTGGACCCTATAGAGCTCTATATCAAAATGAACGGCATGCCGGAATGCGAGCTGCGTTTCCGCAATACCGTTTTAGTAACCCTCGATACCGGCAGCGGTACCAAAAAAACATTGAGCTAATGATATTCAGTGCAAAAAAATGGAACAACGGCAAGGAGCTGAAAGCGGTGATGAAGGTGAACACCGCCATCTCCTTTGACATGATGGAGGCACCGCTCCGGAATGCTTTCCGGCAATACCTCGTACCGTTATTGGGCGATGCGATGGTGGGAGAAGTGGTCGAGATATATGAATTCGGTCCAAATCCGGATGTATTGGAACAGAATACCGAAGGGGCAACCGAACGGGAGAAACTGGACAGCCGCCTGCTGGAGATCTGCAAACGCGCGAACGCGAACCTGGCGTTCTGGAATGACTTCGATGAGATCAGCATGCGTATCACCGATGCGGGATTCCAACGTCAGAAATCCGACAACGGCGAATCATTCCAGCAGGTGTACAAGTACCAGGAAGATAACCTGCGGGCATCGTTACGCAACAAGGGGTTCAATGCGCTCGACGAGCTGCTTGAGTTCCTGTATGCGCATATAGCCGAATATCCGGAGTTCGCGTCCTCCCAGGCCTATCAGGACCGTAAATCAGCCATTGTCCGCAGTACCGCGGATGTCAATGACGTCTGTTTCATTGGTGGCAGCCGGATTGTTTTCCTTCGCCTGCAGCCGCACCTGAAGTTTGCCGAGGAGATGCTCCTTCAGCCGGCCATCGGTGACAAGCTGTATGAGCATCTGATTGACGGACTGGTAAATCCCCCAGAAGATGAAGAAGCCCGGAAGAGTGTGGAACGGTTACGCCTTGCCTGCTCCCGCTACATTGTGGCAATGGCGGTCAGACGGCTGCTGATGGAGACGGGTAGCGTCACGGACCGGGGGCTGTACTTCACCGCTGTACAGCCGGGTGAGAAGGGCAATGAGGAGAAGAGACCCGTCGATACGGAGCGCATAGCCGTACAGATCCAGAATCTGAAAGCGGATGCGGACATGTACATGACCGTTCTGCTGCGTACAGCACGGAGTTGTTTTGAGAATTTCTATGAGGGTGATCCCAGGCAGATATACGACCGGGACAATGACCATAAACGCACATTCTGGACATGAGGGAGCTTCGCATTGCATACCGTAGATTCGGAATCCGCCATGAGATAATCCGTCGGATACCCCAGAAATGGGAGGAGCTGACACCGGCACAGTTCCTGCTCGTGTCGCGGCTTTATCTTCAGGAAATAGACGAACCATCCTTCCTGAAGGAGTTCTATTCCCTGCCGTCCGGGGTCGGTTCCGACACCTATTACAGTTATAAGCTGAGCGAACTGGTGGAGTTCATCAGCGACTGCCGTGTCCGGATGGACCGCTTTATCCTTCCTGCCGTCTCCGGGCTGAAAGCGCCGGGTGACCGTCTGAAGGGGATGTGTTTCGAGCACTTCATGCACGTGGACACTGCTTTCAACCGATATGTCCGTGACGGCAAGGATGCCTCACTGGACACTTTCGTAGCAATGCTCTATTTGAAGGACAACGAATATATTGTCCTACCATCAGGTGGGAAAAACGGCTTATTTAGCAGGCAGAAACCGCTGATACTGCAAAAACGGATAATGAAGGTGACAAAGATTGACAGGTACGTCAAGTATGCCATATTCCTGAACTACGTTTTTGTCAAGAGGTGGCTTTCAAAGGCTTTTCCTTTCCTCTTTCCGTTGGATGATGAACCGGAGGAAAAGCGGAATAGTCCCGCCGCACCGTCTGTCAACTGGCTCGACATCTTCGACGCCTTTGTCGGTGACGATGTGGCGGTGATGGAGAAATACCAGGCGATGCCGGTGGCAACGGCATTCCGCCTGCTCAACAAAAGGATACGTGACGCCCAAAAACAGAAGAAATGACTTTTTCGGAATACATAGAGAATCTGGCTGAAAGGCATGTCGATATACGACACAAGGAGAATGATGAAGTACACTTCCTCTCATCAGAACGAGAGAAGCATACGGCACTGGACAGCGTGCTCCACTATCCGGCAGTGATTGTGGACCGTGGCTCAGGATTCGGTTACGGCGGTAATCCGGGTGCATACCGAAAAGACCGCGATTACCTGCTCTTCATTGTGGAGCATGTGTCCGACACCTCCGACTATGAGCAGATAGAGGCTGCCCTTGACAAGTGCGAGCGCATTCTTGATGAGCTGCTCAACCAAATTTTGGAAGACAAAAGGAAGAAAAGGCTGTGGCTCGCTTTTTCCTTGGAGGATGTGGAAGCGGATTATGTGGTAAACAATGATAACCAGCTTTATGGCGTGGTTGCGGCAATACATCTGTCCGAACTTTACAAGGTTTTGAATTGCCGCAATGCATTTTTATGATACAGTATGTCTGATACACTTACAACATTGAAGGAGCTGGCGGCACAAGTGCGTGGTGCCACCCGAAAAGGTGAGAATACGGCTGAACGTGTCGGGCGTCTCTTTGTGGGCATCCTTGCCCTCATGGAAGAATCCGAAATTTCATTCGAGCCTTCCGAGGGATACGATACGCTTGGGACATTGAAGGAACTGGCGGCACAGGTACGCAGTGCTACCGAGGACAGTGAGAATACCGCCGAACGTGTCGGACGTGTTTTTGCCGGCATCCTGGATCTGCTGGAGCAGTCCGGTATCGAGTTCGATACTGCCGAAGGAGATGATTCCATAGAGATTCTGCAGTCCCTTTCCGACCAGGTACGTGGTGCCACCCGAAAAGGTGAGAATACGTCCGAACGTGTGGGGCGTCTCTTTGCGGGTATCTTGAATCTTTGGGCAATGAGAGCGGAGGACTGGAACAAGGTCATACCGCCCGTCTATGTCCGCAGCGACAACGGACGGCAATATCTCGGCATCTACAACGCGACCAAATCGGTCATGGAGGACTATCCCGACGGTCTGACGCAGGATGTGACGATAACATGCACCCAGACCAACATAGACTACAAGGGCAACAGATACCAGGATGAGGACAGCATGTGGAGCGTGGAGATGAAAGGCTGGAACCAGGATACCGCACATATACTTACCATTGACGGGGCCGGCAAATGCACACTCGACGGCCGCGGTTTCGGTGGCATACATATCGAGGATTGCAGTAACATCATCATCCGGGACATCACCTTCCTGAACTTCAATACCTACGAGGGTGTTTATGCACCGGAGGAGCCCGCCTGCATCTATGCCACAAACATCTCCAAACGCAAGCCTTGCCGCAACCTGTACTTTGAGAACCTGACCGTCAAAGGGCAGAGCACCAAGAGTCCGAACTCCAATTACCGCACCCGCTACGGCATTACGGTCAAAGGATACGAGAATGTGTGTCTCCATAATATCCGTATGTCGCAGGTCGTTGTCCAGCCGATTTCCATTACAGACGCGAATACCGTCTATATATCAAAGATAAGATTCTCCGAATCAGTGATGCAGGCCGAAGTGGTCGGGCACCCGTCAATCATGAGCCTTTCGGCAACGGATGTCTATATCATGGATTGTGACATAGACGGCAGCCATTACAATGAGGTAGCCATTTCCGTAGGCAAGGTCAAACAACTGTTCTTAGAGCGTAACCATATCTACAAGACCTGCGGACCGGTCATCGGAATAAGCAATGAACTCGGCGCGGACAAGATATTCATATCCGGCAATTACATGCATGATAACATGGAGCTTCCGAAATACCAATGGGACTGCACGTGGTTCACGTTCCCCGGCATGTCCAAGGAAATAATAATCGCGAACAATACCTTCGTGTTCAGCAGCGGCTATTTCCAGGAGTTTTTCGCGCGTTCGAGCACTTCCGCTATCGAAAGGCTGGTCAATGTGAACAATATATTTGTCCGGCACAATGAGCAGAATCATGGCATCTTCATCCTTTCGAGCGTCCATAGCCTCATAAGTGGCAGTAATATTTATAATAAGGAGACCGTATTGTACTCCATGGCCGACAATACTTCACCGGTGTATTTTGCCGGAAACAACCAGGGAAACCTTGCGTACATACAAGCACAGGGATATGAGGCTGGCACGGCACAGATTACCGACGGGAGCGCCATCCTGATGGATGACCGCCCGTGTCTGACAGCGGAACTGGCAGCCATTCACAAGAGCGTCGCGGAATATGTACGTGAATTCGATTACAAGTACCAGACGAATGACCGGGACAATACCAGCATCGGCTGTGACAACTACTACAGCGTCGAGTTTGACGAGACAGCCGACACCACCGATGGCTACGACGGTATAAACCGTTACAGCAATGAAGTCTTCAGCAGCGCTGCCCAATACAGTATGCCGTCAGACCAGACCCTGGTGTTGCTTGCACGGTCCAAGAACCGGGACAGGATGGTTGTGTTCAACATAACCAAATCGGACGATGTCGGTAACCGGATTGTATCTGTCGGCCGCCTGGCATCGTTCTCCATCCGTCCGAAGCTTGACGGGAACGGAGAATATACAGCAGACCAGTTATATGATGTAACCATTGAATAATGATGAATATATGAAATACCACGAGATTCTGAAAGCCCTGATCGGCATTCCCTCCTTGTCCGCAAGACTTGACAACCCTTTCCCTCTGGTCGGGGACAAAGTTACCATATCAAGTACAAGCGAATGGGTGAGGCAACACGAGTATCTGCTTGATGGTGGAGCCGGGTCTGAACGGTCTGTCCTGGATTGTGTACTGGGAAAATCCTCAGAGACTGTAGATATGTCTGCCGCAGGTGAGTTCATACAGAGCGTCAGTGTATCCAACGATAGCGGCAACGCTTCTGTCAGGAAAATCGCATATCCGATGCTTCCCGCCACCGAGCCCTATTTTATGGTTACCGCCACTGAGATAGTGCGTGTCGGGGAAAGGGGCTATCTTTCGATATATGCCGAAAACGGTTATGCCACTTCCCGCAACAATACCATCGTTGCGCGTATATACAAGGAGAATGAACCGGAACCAGTGAAAACCGTCGGCTTTGACACGAGCCGTCCAGGACCGACTGTCTGGGCGGCATCCCCCTATACCTTCGATGCTGTGTCCGACCGTGGAATATACGATGTGGAGGTGGACGTGACAGATGTCCTGACCGGTGTGACTTTTACCAAACGTATCAACAAGCTCATAACCGTTACCCCCGCGCTTGCCCCCCGTGATGAAGCGGTTGAGTATCTCGTCCCCGACGCCAAGATTGTGGGTGGAGCCGAGAGCTGGATTATAGACGGTAAGGATTATCCGGCAGGCTGTACGGTTATCCTAAAATATGACCCGCAGTTCGGTGAGAGATACCCCATGCGTCTGCGTCTTGACAATTTCAAGGGCACGCGGGAGAATCCGATCATTTTCACGATAGATACTGAGGAGCCGTTTGAATTCAACTGGTTCTATTGGTTCGGCATACTCTTCAATGACTGCGCCCATATCGTCTTTGACGGTAGGGGCTATCATAATCTAGATAAGGGGTTCAGAATGATTGCCATGCCGGAATTTGCGAATATCGCCATACAAGTCACCAACTATTCGAACGAGCTTGAATTCTTTGGTATCGAGATCGACAAGGCGGATTTTGCCGGATTCATGATCAAGACAGACCCCACGGCCGATAACCCCCAGGGGTGGTGGCCTGCCTATAGGCTGGAAAATCTCAGGCTCCATCATAACCATATTCATGACACGGTCGGAGAAGGGAGCTATCTGGGACACTACAGTCCTAATTATTATACCGGTACCAACAGCAACGGGGAGGAGGTCAGATACCGTGCGCACCACTTGTACAACACCCGCATATACCGTAATATCTATGAGAATCAGGGTTATGACAACTTCCAGCTCAATAATGCCGAAGATGCCGAGATATGCTATAATGAATTCATCAATGGCGGTAACCGTATGGAGAAGGACCAGACATCGGCTCTTGCCCTCGGTCTCAGTGGCAAAATATACAACAATGTCATACGCGGGCATTTCGGCCCTGCCATCCAGTGCCTGTGCATGGGTGATGTGGAGATTTTCAACAATATCATCGCTCCCGGCACGGAAGTCTCAAGCGCTTTCTATCTGGGGGGCTTCCAGGAACCCCCGCAGTCCGATTATGATACCGGGTTGACAATAGGGCATCTGATTAATATACATAACAACATCCTCTTCTCGTATGGCGTGCCATATCTGTTCAGTCAGGCGAACAAATGCAAGAATGTCCGTATTCTGGACAACTTCTGTGTACATAAGGGAGCCTGGGGAGGTCAGGCGGCGGATATAATGTCCGGTTGGAAAGTAGAGGGGAACATGGAACTGGAATACCCGCGTTACCCTTTCGATTTCCAGGCTATTGACGAGCGGTACAAGATTGCCGATTCCATCAATCTGGACTATCGCATTGCCGCCTCCTCGCCTCTGGTTGAAGGAGGATGCGGCGACAGTTTCCGTTTTGATTTCAACGGCTATAAAAATTGGTACGACAAGGTGTTCCCTATAGGCCCTTTCCTTGGGAAATATAGGAGTCCGGACATCGTGGATGCCCTTTTCGGACTGTCATCCATTGTGATAGACGGAGGTGCCGCCAGTACCTTGAGCAATAAGGTCAGCGTGCGGATGAATTGCAAGGGTGAGGTGACACATTACCGTATAAGTGAGAAAAGGGACTTTTCCGACACGGTGTGGTCGGAGTGGAGCGGTGATACCGTAGAATTCACATTCCTTTCCACAGGACCGAAGACATTGTACTGCCAGATAAAGTCGTCTACGGAAGAGAGCGCTGTTAAATCCGCATCCATCATCTATCAGGAAAGCCCGTTGGTACTGTCCTCTGTCGTGATAGAGGACGGTGTTCCTGAAAAGAACGGAAAGACTGTGAGTGTTGAAATATCATACAGCGGTTCTGTCATGCCCCGATACTACCGTGCAGGTGAAACGGAGGATTTGACCTCTGCCGGTTGGACTGCGTTTACGGAACGTTTCTCCTATACGTTTGATACAACGGGCGCGAAGACCTTGTATGTACAACTGATGGACGGATTCGGGCAGATGACTGAAACCCGGTCCGCAAGCATCACCATCAATCCGCCGCGTAAGGCAGTGGTCAGTATAGGATGGGCCTATGATGATGTTGCCCCCGGATGTGTGTTTGACAGTGGGCTTGGCATCAATAGGATGAATTACTCGGCGACAGCCCGGACCTTTGTATGGGATTCCGGGGAAGATGCCGGAACTGTCGTCAAAGGGGACTCCGTCAATTTCAATGAGGATATCAGGGTCGGTGGTGCAACTACAGGTGACGATAGTGGCATGTATCCGGACAGTGTGTTGGAGAAATATGTCAGGTATAACGGTTTCCCGCAGAATACATACGGACACAGGACAGCCTCGATACATCTCTCTCCAGGGACATACCGTCTGCGGCTGTTCTGTTCCCTGAACTCCACTTATAAGAACTCCACGGAATTCATGAAGGTACAGACCGTCGTGGACGGTGTTGCCAATGTGTTTGAACTGCCGGACGGTTATGATGTCATAGGCAATCTCACCCGATGGCTTGAACAGGAAATCACCGTACCGGAATCGGGAATGTTCGAATTGCAATGGGGGATGGAGAATGCGACAAAAGGATGGATGGAGGTTCCGCTGAATATTATAGAAATAGAAGAAACGTAAGATAATGAAATATATAAAAGTAGTATGGCTAAAGCAGAAATCTTATTCAAGGTCATCCGCAAATGGGAAGGCGGATGGAGTGACCACAAAAATGACAAAGGTGGCAAAACCAATATGGGGATAACCTTGTCTACGTGGAAATCATGTGGTTATGACAAGGATGGTGACGGAGATATTGATGCGGATGATTTACGCATGATTACTCCGGATGACGTTTTTCATGTTTTCAAGAAGTATTATTGGGACCGTTACCAAGCGGACTTCATACACAACCAGTCCATTGCGAACATCTGTGTGGATTGGGTGTGGGCCTCCGGACGTCCCGGTATCACAAGGGTACAACAACTACTGCAAATCAATGTAGACGGCATCGTAGGTCCTCAGACGGTTGCAAGTATCAATCTGGCCAACCAACGGCAGCTGTTCGAAGCTATCAAGACAGACAGAATCCGGTTTATTGAAGAAATCTGTAAAAGGGACCCGTCGCAGCTTGTATTCCGGAAAGGATGGCTGAACCGGGTCAATGATTTCAAGTTCTCTGTCCGCTGAATTCTTGTCCTTTTTTCCACTCTTTTCAGCCTTTAGTTTTGTGTCCGGAACTAAAGGCTTTTTTATGGCAATAACTGAAGAAAAGAGTTTAATGACCTCCGAGAAATTCAATCGAGGAGTTGAGAACTGGACGTGGAAAGTCAGGAATACCTCCGTAAATATTCTACAACGGACACACGCAACCGGCAGATTGCGTAGGGAACTGCAATCCCGTTGGCTGAAAGACCGTGAAGGTGGACCGGCTTATGTCGGTCTGGGTTTCCGCTTTGCCCGGTATGGTGCGTACCGGGAGTATGGCGCCGGGCGTGGATATATCGTCAAGAACGGAATTATAATGAAGGGACATTCGGCATGGAGCGATAAGAAGAAACGTCAGGAACTGCGTTCTTTACGTGTTTCTGAATATCGTATCCGGCGCATGCGTACCGTTGATGAACACTATGCCGTTATCCGGCGAAGTCCCCTACCCTGGTTAGACCCTCCCATTGTGGATAACATCGAATCACTGGCAGATTTATCCGGAGAGTATTACGGTGACCAGGCACTCAAGAATGTGCTTCAGAAGTTTGATAAAATAACAATTGAAAAACGTTATGGCAAAAAGTGACAAGACTGTCAAAAGAGGTGTCTACTTGTACATCGATGGCAAGGAAATTAAGAATGACATCAATTCCATTGATTTGGAGATGAAACGCCTACAGCGTGACATTAAGGAAATGACACGCGGCTCTGAGGAATACAACCGCACCATGGCGAAGATACAGCATCTTCAGGGGATTTTAAAACAGCATCGCCAGGAGATAAAAGGCATCACCACCGAAACCAAGAAAGCGACTGTCAGTATTGGCAGTATGGTAGACTGGTTCAACCGTTTCGGTGGAGTTATCTTGTCCGTAATAGGTTTCCTTACCGGTTTTACCCTTGCCTTGCGCGCCATCAGAGACGAACGCAACAAGTTGGAGGAGTCCCAGGCCGGGCTGAAAGCCTTGACCGGACTTGATGATGACAGCATTGCCTGGTTGACCGGGCAGGCCAAGACGCTTTCCACCACCATGACAAAAGAGGGCTTGCGTGTCCGCCAGTCGGCAGCCGAAATCCTGGATGCGTTCATGCTGGTCGGTTCGGCCAAGCCGGAACTGCTGGGAGACAAGGAAGCGCTCAAGGCTGTTACGGAGGAAGCCATGCGATTGCAGGCGGCAGCCAAGGACATCACCCTGAACGAAGCGGTTGATTCGCTTACTTTATCACTCAACCAATATGGGGCAGCGGCAGACCAGGCTGGACGGTTTACCAATGTATTGGCTGCCGGCTCCCAGGCAGGTTCCGCCAATATCGCAAGCCAGGCAAAAGCTATCCGGAATGCAGGTACCGCAGCGGCTTCGGCCAATGTTCCCATTGAACAGACGGTCGCATTGATTGAAACGCTTGCCTATCGGGGTATAAAGGATGAAGTGGCCGGAACGGGATTGAAGAAATTCTTTCTGGTTCTTCAGACCGGAGCGGACGAGACCAACCCTAAAATCGTCGGGTTGGATAAGGCACTGGAGAATCTGAAGAACAAGAACATGGATGCAGGCGCCATCAAGAAGATGTTCGGGGAGGAAGGCTACAATACCGCATCCGTAATCCTTCAGAACACGAAGATGGTGAAAGACTTCACCGCTGCCGTCACCGGTACCAATGTGGCGTATGAGCAGGCGGCCATAAACAGTGATACTGCACAGGCCAAACTGGAGCAGGCACGTAATAAGATGAAGCTGGCAGCCATTGATTTGGGAGAGAAACTGAATCCGGCTCTGACGGTGAGTACGAATATGCTGACCAATGTGCTCAAGTATTTGCCGGGATTGATTGACTGGTGCAACAAATGGGGCACAACAGTAATAACACTAACGGTTCCTCTGGTAGCTTATTATACCACATTAAAGCTCATATCTCTTTATCATACTACTTACAACTTAGTCTTACGAGCAGGAATCGCCATCCAAACGGCTTACCGGGTAGCCACCACTGCTTTGAACGACGCATTGGCAGGAGATTACAAGGCAATAGGCAGGTTGATATTACAGATGCGCTCTCATAATATCGTAACCCGGACAGTGGCAGCAAGTACACTACTTTTCCGAGCAGCGCTGGAGACTTTAACCTTCCGCTTCTCTGCCGCAACTAAAGCGGCACGGGCAGCATGGGCGGTATTAGGATTAAATCCTTTTGTTGCTATTGCCACAACCGTTGCAGCCGCAGCAACAGGACTGTATATCTACGCTCAGCGTACTTCTGCTGCAGCACGTAGGCAAAAGGAACTGGTGGTTATGAATAGAGAGGCTGAAAAAAGCATTAGCGAAGAAAAAAATAAGCTGGATGCTTTACGGAAAGTGCTTGAGGATTCTAAAGAACCATATGAAAAACGGAAGGCTGCATTAGAAGATATTCAGTCCATTGTTCCGGAATATCATGCTTCATTGACGGAAGAGGGGGTGCTTATCAACAACAACACGCAAGCGCTGGACGGTTATGTAGAAAAGCTGTTGCTCACAGCCAAACAGCAAGCGGCCAATGCCAAATTACAAGAAGCCCTGGCACAAAGGTCAGAATGGATTCAGGAGAACGGTTCCGATGCCATGAAATTTAAAAATCTCGAATGGGAGATAAATGACCCCATCAATATGGACAAGTCCGTTGAGGAACTTGCAGCAGTCAACGGGATATCACCCACTGCATACCGCGTATGGGCTACCCAGAAAAAACGTCTTGACGATAACGTTCGGTATTACGAACAGATGATGCAGGATTATACCTCCCAGTTGCTTGCCATCAACGATAAATACAAGACTATTACTCCAGATTCTCCAACAATTACCGGAAACGGTGGCAGTGGTGGAGGTTCTGAATCTGAAGAAGAGCGGAAAAAACGTGTCAGCAAGGAATTGGAGGATATAGAGACTGACCACATGCAACAGCTCACCCATCTCCAGAAGCTTTATCTTGAGGGAGAAATCCAGACTAACGAGGAATATACTGCCCTTCAGATAGATTTGGAGAAAAAGACTTTGGATGAGAAATTGGCGATAATGGGGCTGGAGCCGCATGAACGTGAGAAGTTGCAGGTAAAGATGCTGGAGGCACAAATCAAGTTCAATGAAGAATGTAAAAAACAGGATGAAAAGACAGAAAAGGAGCGTCAGAAAGCATCAGACAAGATTGCCAAAGAACGCCTTTCAGTTCGTCAGAAACAACTCCGTATCGAATTGGAAGAAGCAGCTTCCTATCATTATAGGAACCTGACTTCCGAGGAGGATTTCTCCCAGGAGGTGAACGAGATTCGGAAACGGTATTGGAATGATTTGCTTCACAACTACCGACTGACTGAGGAACAACGTACGGAGATACAGAAGGAGCAGGCCGAAGCCCAGACCGATGCCGAGAAAGAGAAATACGACAAAACCATGAAAATGCATAGGCAATATGCCTCTCTGGTGACGGATATCGCTTCCGACTTCGGAGAAACGATTGGTGAAATGATTGCCACTGGCGAACTTTCGCTGAAGAATTTCTTACGTGAAACCATTATGATGGCACTGGATGCTTTGGAACGTGTTATTGAAATCTCCATACTGGAAATCACCGCAAAAAATTTGGCGGCAACAGCTCCATTTTCCTTTATCGGTGCCGCTAAAGCAGCTGCCCAAGTAGCTGCCATCAAAACGGCTTTTGCTGTAGTAAAAGGGATGGTCGGCAATTTCTACACTGGTGGTTATACCAGTCCCGGTAACTGGGACCAGCCGCAAGGTATCGTGCATTCCAACGAATTCGTCGCCAACCGTTTTGCTGTGGCCAACCCGAATCTGCGACCGATATTCGACGCCATTGACGTGGCACAGCGTAGCGGTAATGTCGGTAATCTGACAGCTGAAGACATAGCAGCTGTGGCAGGTTCCGGAAAGAGTACACGTACCGTACCAGCCAAAGCACCCGCTGCCAGTGCCACAACGACGACCAATGACCCGGCTATGGTGGCGATGCTGATAGAATGTACCCGCGTATTGCGGAAGCTTAAGAACCGGTTGGATGATCCACTGGTGGCAGAAACTTATGTTACCGGCAAACGGGGTATCAACCAGGCTCAGAAAGAGTATCAGAAGTTGAACAACAATAAATCACGCAACAAGCAATGACAGAATTATACATTGACGGGCAGTTGGCCGCCCTTCCTGAAGGGTTCAACATCACGTTCACCTCCGAGAATCCGTATTTCACCCGTAGCTCCAATTATTCCTTGGACATAGAACTCCCCATGCCTGCCAATCATGCCATATTCAAGCACGTGAACAGACTGGATGTGACGAAAAAAAAGACTATCCTTCCGGCCACACTCATCGTTGACGCCAGATGCCTGCTTTACGGCAGTGCGGTTTTACTCTCAGTAGAAGATGCACTGGTTAAGGTACAGCTCGTATCAGGTAATGCGGAATTTAATCTGCTGACGAATGATGATCTGTATATTGACGAACTTGATTTAGGTACAATCAGTTGGCCGAACAACAATCAGAACCGTTTCCAGCCACCTGCCAATATGGTGAACTACTACGGTTCGGTGGACGACATTGAAGCTGTATGGTTGCCGGTGTTCTATCAGGAAGCCAAATGGGAGAACCTTCAGAACGATGCAATCTATGAGTTCGGCACGAACAATTTTACCCTTTGCCCCTATTATGGCCGTCGATGTGTACAGCCATACCTTTTGACAGTCATCAAGAGAGTAGTGGAGCATTTTGGCTATACGTTCGATACCTCCTTCTTTGATAACAATTTCTTGCGGAACGTTTATGTATGCAGCGCGGTAAGCAGCAACCGGGTGGCCGCCGCATTGCCGCACTGGACTGTTTCCGAATTCTTTGATGAACTGGAGAAATTCCTTTGTGCGGTTACAGTGGTCAACGAACGCACCAAAGTGGTGAGTCTCGTAGGGCTTAACGATTATTTTACAGAATCCGGAAAGGAGATAATTCCTGCATCCTCCCTGCTACGGGAGTTCACTGTGGATATTGAAGATGAAAAGAATGAGAAAGACTTGAGCACTGGCAATGTGGGCTACAATCTACCTTCCCATACGGATGACGGCTATCTGCGGATTGAAAGGGACATCATAGAAGCTGCATACAAACAAGAATATGATTCTTACGATGCAATGCTGGCCGCATACAACGGAATGGGTGACAGTGACAAGAAAAGTACAATCTTTATTGTTGGTAAACGGTATTATATCAACTACAATGAAAATGATAAGAATACGCTGCGTGAAGTCAATTTGTATGCGGATTTAATCCGTGACCCGGAATCGTCCGATGTAGAGACCTCACTCGGAATCGTCCCGGCTAAAATTATTCAGTTCAATGTCGGTGTGTATGGCTCTGTAGCTGATTACGATTTGTCCCGTCCGTACACCTCCATGGTATTGAACATACCCGCGGTGGGCTACCAGGCTACTGTTGCCAAGCAGGAGCGCTTCAATGTCCAGGAAGCCATAAACGGTGACGTGGAGCTGAAGGAGAAGCAGGAAAAAAACGGGCACATGGAAGTGGCTGTCAATACCGGTAAGTTCAACCGGCAGAACGTAACTTACAGCGGTCAGACACATGCCTATGATTATGCCTATCCTTTTACGGACTACCAGCAGAAGACCGGAGCACAGCTCACAGACTTCCTTCCGTATTCCCTAAGCTTGAATGATGTTTGTCCGGAGAGTGTCGGACATCGGTTGTCGACACTCAGTCTGTTTCACTCCAATATCCCTTACACAATCCAGTTCCAAGCCAATAAGCTGCCAGATGTGAATAAGGTGTTTCTTATAGGCAACAAGCAGTATTTGTGCGAGAAGATTGAGACGGAAATAGATGTTGATGGATTAAGCAAGGTACTGAAGGGAACTTTTTACCGGATAGAATAAAAAATCCCCACAGTGGCTCGAAGCTGCGGGGACAGAATGTTCAATAAAACGTCTATCAAGCTATGGATAGCGAGCCTAATTTGTTACAAATGTCGTGGATGGCATTATTAAAAATCAGCCTGTCCTGTTCACTTAGCGTATAGACACGGCCACGTACCTTGTAGCCGTAAATACGCTGTTGCAGCCAAGCCGTACTTTTCCCGAAATAATTACGGGCGATATAAGAGATTGGCACAATTTCCTTCATCTCCTTTATCTTCTCCTGCAAGGCTATTGTACGGTTCAGCTCCTCCGCTTCTTTAGCCAGTTCGTGATACCCGTTCAACAGCCAGTCGGCAATAGCTTCTGAATCGGCTTTCGTGGTGTAATGTTCTTGTATGTACAAGAACTTCTGTTGGTATTCCTCTTCCTTGTTGGTTGAATCTCCATTTAGAATGGCGGTAAGTTCCTTCAGTTCGTCATTGATTGTTTTCATAAGCAAATTTTTTTTGCCCCCTCTTTTCGTCCGAGGGGGCTGTTTTTACTTTTCTAATTCTTTTAGTTTGGTTTCCAGCATTTTTATCAGATGGTCTATTCTCAATTTTTCATCAAGTATGGCGTTCATCTTCTCTTCCGGTAACCCTTTACTGTTTTCAAATGCCCATTTCAGCATCTTTTGTTTCAACCTTAGCTCGGTTAGCTTTTGGGCAATTAGCAAAATCTCTTTTTTGTTTTCCATTACTTCCTTGTTTTATTGAACACTACAAAGATACATAGTATTTTTGATATGTGCAATAAATACATAACAAATTTACTATGTGTTATTGTTTTTTATAAATTTGCACTTCTTCCATTTCCAGGGATTTTCCGTATCTTTGCAACGCCCAATACCAACATAGCTATACATTTATCAATATGAATCCCTTTTCAAAACGTAATCCGTAAAACCGGGTTAAGGTGTGGCTATACCTTTGGGCGCGTTTTGATAAGGGATTCACCATTTTAATACGATGACAGAAAAGCAAATAAAGATAGCAGACAGACTGCTTGGGATACTGGTGGAGCATGACGGGCGTGTCAACAAGGATAACGCACGCAGCCTATTGCTTAAAGAGTTTGCTGAAAGAATGGATAGGATAGACATCAACTTCGTGTTCGACACGTTGATAGATGACTATAAGCTGGTAGCCCTGCTTGGTGAAGGTTGGCTCCGGCTAACACCGGAAGGACAGAAGATGGCACGCTGGGGAATGAAAAATTATCAGCGGAAACTATCCATAAAAGAACAGTTCAAAGTCGCAGGAAAAGTCATAGGGGCCGTAAGTTCAGTGGTTGCCATCGTATCATTTCTGCTTGGATTGTTATTTTAGCGATGTTCCTAAAGTATAGCAGATATAAGAAATGGCGGCTACAAAAATGAATCCTATTAGCCAAATGAGTATTTGAAGTATTCTGTAGAATGTAATATTCATGCTGGTTTCCTTTTTGGCAAAAATACTATAAATAATTGAATATGAAACGAGTTTTATTTTTAATCTGTGTTCTGTCCTTAGTGGCAAACACTGTTTTAGCACAAGAACGTCCGGAAATGAGACGTGAAAATCGTAGAAACACAGAAACAACCGAGAGGCAAATACCTCCAGGACATCGAGAGAGAATCAACGGACAGAATTCAAATGCCGAGAAACAGCCAATGACTTTTATGCAGTCGTTAAAATTAAGAAAGGATGTGAGAAATCCACAATTTGAAGCTGGGCACATGATGCTTAAATCTTCCCGATTCAAAACAGCGTCCTTAGCATGTGCGGCCGTCAGTGGAGGAATCTGGTTCTTTAATAACAGCGAAGACTATGAAGTGGCTGTTGCTGGAACCAGTGTCATTTTTGGAGCGGCTGCTGTCATTCTGTATGCTTCAAGTTTGCGTTATGAATGGTTGGCAGGTAAATACTTGAAAATGTCAGCATCACCAGGTGGGTTGTCTGCCAGTATAACTTTTTAATGTGACATTAAAAGCGGAGAAACAAAAAATCTCCGCTTTTCTTTTGCCATTTCAAAATAAACCTGCATCTTCGCAATGCGAAACATCCATGGAATGTTGTCCATGCCGTAGAGCGCGGTTAATGCTCATAAGTTAATGGGCTTTTTTTATGCCCACACTGAAGATATGTAGAAGTTTGCTTATCAACAAGCTTATACGGCTGTCTTTCCCACATTATTTCAATGCTCCGGCATGGATACTAATGGATGTTTCGCGACACGGGAAATGGCAGCCGTTTTTCTGCCTATTAGCGAAACATCCATTAGTATGAGAAAATCAAATCAAAGCGCCCACGGACGCTACGTATCCGCAGAGAAGGTTCAAGAACTGTTTGCCCAGCTGGGTGTTGAACTGTGCGCAGGACGTAAACGTATCCGTGCAGCACGTAGCGACAAATCCATTTCCATCTATGTCAATGGTGGGACAGTCAACATCACCTTTAATGAGAAAGGAGGCAAAGCATGATGTTCTTTGTTTACCATCTGCAGACCTATTCCCCCAAGAACCGGGCATGGAAAAAGGTTATTGATTATGTAGAGAAGTATAAAAACGTTCTTATCAAGGATGAACTTTCCCTGGATGCACTCAAGCATGAAATAGGCGATACGGTCAACCGCATTAATGCTGAACACCCGAACTTGAAGCGCATGAAATGTACTGCTACCCCTTTGGGACGTGATTGTACCATACGTATCGAGGCCCATGTCATAAGTGGCGGATGCCCGGACACGGTATTCTTTCTCGATATTTGCAAGGTACGTTCCATTTTTCAATTTAGTGAGAAGGCGAATATGCTGGAACAGAAAGGAGGTGAGAATGGATAATACTACCGTTAATGGAATTGTACTTGACGATTCCATATCTAATTGCTTATTGAAATTACAAAATAATCGAGCGGCATCTCTTGCAGAATTGTTGGATGACAGTATCGGCTTTCTCCTTGAATACAGTGGTTATTTCTATGACAATTCAAAAACATTTTTGGATATTTTAGCAACATTACATAATGCCCGTACCGAATTTTTAGGCCTTATTCCTAATCAGAAAGGAGGTGCCCAATGAAAAAGCCTATAGGATTCCGTTCTTATCAAAACGACGAAGAACCGGACAAACGAGACGAATTGGAGAAGCAACAAGCCGAGCGGCAGAAAGCCATAGCAAACTTCATCGGCCAGAACTATTCACCCATCGGTACCACTTCACAGAAATGTTACAAGACCACCGCTGAACTGGTATATGAGCTGTCGAACATTGTCGATGTCGCTCCGATGGCGCTGGCCAAACAACTGGCTGATGCCGGGTATCATGTCGAATATTTGGCAGGACAACCCTACTGGGTGATGTACGAGAGAGCATAAATTCGTGCGGCTGCACCTCATTTTGTACGAACTTGTACAAATCGGTGCAGCCGCATTTATTTGATAAATAAAATGTTATGAATTATCCGCACGATTGTACGGCTTTTACCCCTATATTATAGAGTGAAGCTATTGAAACATTGCATACCTTCCCTCTTACTCTCATCCATGACGTGCGCATAGACCAGCGTTTCCTTCATGTCCGAATGTCCCAGAAGCTCCTTCAGCGCCGCAAGGTCTTTGGTGTGCCTCAAATAAATGGTCGCAAAAGTATGCCTCCCTACTTTATGAGTGATAGGTTTATCAATCCCTGCAATGGCGGCAATATCCTTCAGATTACGATTCATCGTTTGATCGGCCTGAATCACCTCAAACAAAGGACCTTTTTTCCTGGTACCGACAATCCGGAACAGCAAGTTTCGGAGCGGTTCAGAAATCGGTATCTGAATCGGTTCCGGCTTACTGTTGCGGAGCTTCATCCTGAAGTAAGTGAAATGATCTTCGGTAAATTGCTCAAGCTGGAGCTTTTTCGCATCTCCTACATGCAGGCTGCTGAAGCACAGAAACAGAAAAAACTCCAATGTCTTATGTAGTTTGTAATCCAACTCACCTGAATTGTATAACGACACAAGTCTGCCCAACTCGTCCTCATTCAAGTAAACGCAAGTGGCGGATATTCTTTTGATAGACCAGTCCTCAAATGGATTCTCGGTCATGTATCCGGCTTTATACGCGGCCAATACATATTTCTTTAATACCCCCATATTCTTATAAGCCGTATTGGCATTGTTCTCTAACTCCTTCCGTAAATGGGCGAAATAAACATCCAACCATTCATGTGTGATGTCATCAAAGGTCAGATTCGCATTAAAGTCCTTTATCTTCCGCATGACGCTCATGTGGGTCTGAAGGGTGGTCAACTCCGTACGGTGCGAAATCTTTTTCATGTGCTCCCGGACGAAATCGAAGAATGTAGGATAATCACTCGGACGGTTGTATTCTCTTAAGAAAAGATCACGCGACAGTTTCTTATCCCGAAGCCGGTATTTTACAAACACATTATTAATCCGTGCCAGGATGGTTTCAATAATCAGATTCTTGTCTGCAGCTTGCTTGTCACCGGAAGTCACTATACCTTTTTTATCGTTCCAGTTCTTCAAGGACACAGCTACTTTGGTAGAGAAATTCACCTTTTGTCTCTGTACGTAAAATGAAATCCATACGATACCGGCCGTATCGTTTTTATATTGACGAAGGTATGTTTTTATGTTTATCAT